GCAGTATCAGATATATTTCGTTGGGGATTTAGAGGATATAATTTTCATTGGAGATCTCCACACAACTACACTTGGTTAGAATTAGTCGGTAATTTACATAGAGTTAACAAGGAAGAACTAAATACTCTATTAGCATTGAACTATCAAAAGTTCAGGATAAATATTTAAAAAAAGTAAATGGCCCAATCTTATAGTGGTATAATTCACAAAGAATATGATGGGAAAAGGTATTCTTTTAGAACTGCAACTATCTACAATACTCTTGGAACTCCAGGAACAATAGTAACAGATAGTGCTAAAACTACACTACAATTAGATTTGGGTGGTTTAACGGGGTTCGTAAACATTGCAGAAAGAAATGCAACGGGTGGATGGACTTTTACTGAAGCTGCTGGAGATGCAATAAAAAAAGATTTAACAAAAAGAGGTCCTGGTAGTTTAACTACTCAATTAGATAATGCAACACTTGCCTCTTTAAAAACAAATGCAAGAATTACTGACGCACAAGCTCGTCAAGCTTTGGATATAAGTCAAAACATAACAGGAACAACTGCTTTACTTTCGGCAAATCAAAATTCAGATGGATCTAGTGGAGGAGGAACCAATCCTCCTGTTGGTGCTGATAGTGGAGGAAGCACTCCCTCTACTACACCAGAGGAACAAAAAGCCCTTGTTGATAAAATATCTTCAACAATACAAGCACGCACTAAGTATGATAGTGAATTATTAAAGTATCCAGAGAAATATGAGGGAAATGATTATTTGAATATTAAGATGATCCGATATGTCCCCGACACTAACCTTAGTATAGGTGCAGTTGCTGGAGCCCCTGCAGGTGAATCCGGAAATGTATCTCTCGGTGGTCTAGGAGGACTAAGACCCAGTGAAAGATTTGGTAAAAATAATGAAAAAAAAGTTACCTTAGCAACAATAGATCTTCCAATACCTTCAAATTTATTAGATGGAAATCTTGCTACTTGGGGTAATGGAGAATTAAATCCACTTGAGGCTTATGGAGCAGGAGCTTTTACTAGACTAATGACTTCTGGTGGGGATATTTTAAATCAAATGGGAAGAGAAACATCTGCGGCTGCTAATGCAGTAAAAGGAAATGCAGATGGAATTAAAACAGTTGCTTTAAATGCTATTGTTTCTCAGATACTTGGTAAAAATCCAAAAGAACTTCTATCAAGATCAACTGGTGCTGTTATAAACCCAAACCAAGAACTTCTTTTCCAAGGTCCAGGTTTAAGAACATTTAGTTTCAGTTTTAAAATGACACCTAGAAGTGAAAAAGAAGCAACGAGTGTGAGAAAAATAATTAGAACTTTAAAACAAGGAATGGCAGTAAAACGCGCTGTTGGTGGTTTATTTCTTGCTGCTCCCAATGTTTTTGAATTGGAGTTTAAATATGTTCCACCAAAACAAAAAGAAGATGGAAGTTTTGAGAGAGGGACTGCCGCAATAAGACATCCATATCTACCCGTCTTAAAAGTGTGTGCTTTACAAAATGTATCTGTAAATTATATGCCAGACGGTTCTTACATGACGTATGGAGATGGTTCTATGGTTGGATATGATATGACATTGACATTTGCAGAACTTGAACCTATTTTTGATACTGATTATAGTAAATTAGACCAAGACACCGACGCAGTAATAGGTTACTAAAATGTATTTTAAGACACTTCCAAATCTACAATACCATACAAAACTTGTTGATAACAACTCAAGTTTAGATACTGTTACAGCAAAGAACTTTTTTCGTAGAGGGAAAATTCGTGCTGATATTTTTCAGAATGCTTCTTTCTTCACCAAATATTCAGTTGTAGGTGACGAAAGACCAGATCAAGTGTCTGAAAAATTTTATGGAACTGCAGTTTATGATTGGGTTATTCTACTAACAAATAATATTTTAGATGTTTACAACGAATGGCCACTCAGTCAACAGGCATTCTATAATTTTTTAATTCAAAAGTATGGTTCTGAAGAAGAGTTTTATCAGGTCAAATACTATAAGACTTTAGAAGTTAGAAACTCAGCAGACCAAATTGTTCAAAGTGCTGGTGTGATTGTAGATAAAACGTTTTATGATAGATTAGCAGTTTCTGGACAAGCAGCTCTTGAATATTATGATGAAGGTTTAGGAGTTATGGTTCCCAAAGCAGGATCTGATATTGCTCAACCCGTATCTTTTCTTGACTATGAAGAAGAAATCAATGATAAGAAAAGAAATATTTTTATTTTGAGATCGACATATCTCCAAAATGCAATTAATGACCTTGAAGATATATCGACTTATAAACAGTCATCAGATTATATTTCAAATACTTTGAAAACAACTGACAACATTAACATCACAGGAGTTTAATCACTCCTCGGCAAGACGCTGGAAGTAACTCAGAGCATCGTCTTCATCTTCATCGTTTGAAGAAGAACTCACAACAGGAAGTTCTGGTTCAGGGCGACGTGAGGTAAAGTCGGGAGTATAAGACCCACGAGTATTATCCTCATCATCAACTTCCTCATCAATGCGACGTTGTTGAGGTTTAGTGTTCAGAACATAGTTGAGACGCTTCTCAAGTTCTTCATAGGTCTTGAACTGATCAGCACCAAGGAACTGGGTGAGAGAGTATTCTTTCTTCCAGAGTGCTTCCAGAGCATCGTCATCATCCAGAAGAGGGCCAGGACGATCAAACTCAGACTTATCATAGTTCCAGTAACCATCTTTTTTCACAATCTTTAGTTTGAAGTTGGCACCTTGCCAGAAGTCAAAGGGATTGATTGCTTCTTCATCTTCAAACTCAGGTTGCATTGCACCCATAATCTTGTCAAAGATCTTCTTACCAAACTTGTAGAGGAAGACTTTACCTTCGTTCTGAGGATTGGCAGGATCTTTTACAACATAGATGTTTGCGTAGTAAGACAGTTTACGCTTCTGCTTACGCACAGTTTCTTTATCTTTATCATTTCCACTGTTCCAAAGTTCCCTGTTGTAATCAGAGACAGGATCCTTCTGGTTCAAAGTCGTGAGACTGTTTTCAATATACCATCCACCAGGACCTTGGAAAGCGTGACTCCACACTTTGGACCAAGGCAGTTCTTCACCTTCGGGAGCAGGCAGGAAACGGATCGTTGCGAAACCGTTACCGACTTTATCTACCTCAGGTTTCCAGAATCGTTCATCTACACTTGATTCACCAGAACTAATTTTCTCTACTTCTTTTACAAGTTTAGCAGTGAGCGAACCAAGTTTGGATTGTTTTTTAAGGTCTGAAAAGGACATTCGTATTCTCCGTATTCGTTGTATTTGGTCGGATTACTTTTGTATTTTAATGTGTAGGTCAACTTTTGTCAACCTGCTTTTTGGTGTCTTCTAGAAGAGTTTTCATGTTATCAAGCAAGATATTTAAATCAGTGTTGGAAGGCATACCCATGGAAACTGCATGATCTAAAATGCGTTGTTTCATCTCCCGTGCTTCGGGATCATCAGACAAGCTCAAACGAGTATACAATAACTTCTGAGTTTCAATCAGTTCTTCAAGAGTTTCAAGATGTCTCAATTTATCTTCTCTGTCCATTAAGACAAAGTTGAACATGTTGGCATAAACTTCCTTTTGCAATTCGGAAAGTTTACGAACTTCTTCTTGAACGATATCGGAACTAAAAAAACTCATGAGTTTCCCAAAACAATTTCTTTCACAATTCTCTTATACTCAAAGACATCAATATTTATGAATGGTTTGTATTTTTTAATCCTTAAACTTACGGTTTTCCATACTGGATCCAAAAGTTTTTTGTCAAACTTTTTGCAGTAAGCAAAGATATTATCATAGATAACCATTGACTCAATTGATACAGTTTTACTCAAAAATTTTTTAAGTAAAATCGGATGACCTTTTGAGCAATCAAATACTGTTTCTAACTTTTCATTAGAAAACAAAGTTTCTGTCTCTTGTTTAAAAATATATTTTAATCCCTGAACTCTTTTTTGCCACTCCAAATAATTGGTGTTTCCATTTCGGATAATTTCACCAATCCACAACGATTGTGGATCATCGCACAAGGCAAAATTGGCAATAAAAAAATTTTCAACTTCCTTATCACTTTTCTGTCTGGAAGTTTTTTCAAAAAAATAACGGTCTTTGCGTTTGTAGAAAGAGTCTAAAGTTACTCTAGACTTTCCGCAATATTTGTGATAATCGTAAGACTCTTTTGTAAAATGATTTTTGAATGCAAGATATGTTTTATAACAATCAAAAGGGGTCATTAAAATTTCAACATTGCTTTACTCGTCTTCTTCAGAAAGTTAAGTTGCGTAGCTTCAAACTTTAACTTTTCTTTCAGAGGTTTTGATATCAACTTTGGAATAGTTTCAACTTCAACACTATTCTCCTCGCAGAACTGGATGATAGCATCAATATAAGATACACCACATTCTTTTACAATCGTTTCAATTCTTTGAGAGAATTTATCGGAACACAGAAACTTCTCTTCTAATGCTTTAGTTACTTGATCTTTCATACGAACTGTTTTCTACAAACTTTTTAATGTATCTTACTAGTAACTTAATATAATCCCCTTTGTTTCTTTTGTCAAATATTTTCACATCACCATTTGGCGTAACCATAATAGTGATTAATTTAACAGGTGGTATCTCCGTGAGTTCATAGTAAGCAGCAGCATAAAACATTTCTTGAACGAAATAGTTTTCAATCCATTCTTCTGGTTTGATTTCGTCAGATGTTTTAAAGTCAATGACTGCTAATTCACCTTCATATTCAGCAATACAATCAACTCTACCAGCAACTCCAAAGTATTCGGAGTAAAGAGTTCTCTCAATTGCATGTATATTATTTATCTTATCAAGATAAGGTTTTGCGTGAAAAAACATAAACTTTGTCAGGGGTTTATAATCATCCCAGTTTAGTTCTTTGTTCTCAAGATAATCCTGACAAACCTGGTGAAAATCAGTTCCTCTTGCAGCTGCCTTTCTACTAATCTGATTTGCTTTCTCTTCACCAACTCTTTTACGCCACTCTAGAATTTTTTCTTTTTTAAAAAATCCAGTGACAGTGGTAATGGAAGGCACCCATTGCCCACTTGGAAGTAGGTAAAGACGGGTGCCGTTTTGTTCTTTCTTTTGTAGTTCCAGTTCACCTAGAAAATTGCAATGGGAAAATGTCATAAATTCAATCCCATCTTAGCCATGATATATTCTTTTACAATACCAGAACGAACAATGTCTTCTACACCAAACTCAATCATATCAAAGGATGGCATCTCTCTCAGAATTCTCATAAAGTCAATAATTCCATTTTTTTCAGATGTTTTTACAAGGTCTGATTGAGTTGCATCACCACAGAAACAAATGCGACTATCTTCACCAACACGGGTGATGATACTATCAAGTTCGTGGAAGTTCAAGTTCTGAAACTCATCCACAATGATGATTGCTTTATCTAAAGTTGTTCCACGAAGAAACGATGTAGACCAAAACTTAATCGTTTCTTGTGCTTTCAGATTACCATAGAGCATTTCAAAGTCTGCATCTGATGGCATCTGGAACATATACTTCACCATATTCTTATATGGAATTTGGTAAAGTGCTGATTTATCTTCATGGTCACCTGGAAGGAAACCAATCTCACGAGTAGCAACTAAAGATCTAACAATGTAGATCTTTTCATAAGGAGACCTCTCATCCAATACATCGCAAAGTGCGTTGTAAAGTGTGATAAATGTTTTACCTGTTCCTGCACAACCATAAGCAACTAAATGTTGTCCCTTTGAAT